CCTCGAACCCGTCACGATCGTCCGCATACAGGTAGATGTCCTTCGAGTCCTCATCCGAGGCGTTGACCAGGAGATCGCCAGACACGTCCATGAGACCTTCCCAGGTCCCGGAGACATCCTTCAGACACGTCAGGTAGGTCTTGTTGGTATCTCCGAACGTGGTGGCGTCGACGTAGTCACGCCCCAGGTTGAGGGTGTACCCCGACTTGGCCGCGACCTTGATCCCCGTCCCCTTCGGGCCGTTGACGTAGATCGCGCCGTTCTTGCCATGGATCTTGACGCCATCGTTGGCTGCCATTTTGACTCCTACTCGTCGTTGAGGAAGTTCTTGTCGGCCCAGATGGAGTAGGTGCCGCCATTCGCATACACCTTCTTCCCCTCGGCGTTCCGATCGGGTGAGAGCGGTAGCTCTTCCTCACGTTGCACGATTAGGGTGGTCAGCCCAGGGACCCAGAGCTCTCCGCCATCGAGCTCTTCGGTGATGAGCACGTCGAGGCTGCTAACCTCGTCCGGATCGAAGCCGCGAGCAACGACATCTACCCCTGCGATCAGCATCACTGAGCCCCAGTGCCGGACGATCGGCGCATAGGCCAACGAGTACGTGACGTATGGGTAGTTGATCGTCTTGCGGACGTTGATGCCCTCATGGATGCCGCCTACGGCCGCGGCGCTGATAGCGGTGTTGGCGCTCAGCTTGGCCTTGAGGGCTACCTTGATAGGACCAGAGGTTGGTGCAGCGGTGGCACTAGACATACCGCCCTGCCCTCCTCAGCTCCTTGTCCGTCTCGCGAACGAGGACGGGCTTCATTGCCTCACGGGCCGGTCGCATATACGGCTGCGCCGCGGTACGCGAGGTCGGGTACTCGACGTACCCGGCATATTCGGTGGGGCTCTCCAGTCTCGTCTCCGAAACTCCGCCCTGCGATGCCAAGCGGACGAGGGTGGTCCTTATCTCGCTCCGGAGCCTCCCCCCAAGCGTGGTCCTCGCCACTCGCCGAACGCGAGAGCCCTCCAGGAAGAGGTTCCGCTCGGTGTGGATGGCACGCTCGCTTCGGAACTCATATCGCCCCCGCGAGCTGAGTCGACTCTCGAAGCTGCGATCCTTCAGACGGGGGAAGCCCGTCCCTCGGTCGAACTCGACGTCACGAGCCGTCTCGCGCAGCGTGCCTCCCCGCGTTCTCGGTGCGAAGTGTGAGGCTCCTGCCCGTCTGGTTGTAGTCCGCGGCAGCCTTCCCGTTCGCAGGCTGGCTCCCGAGACGGGGTTGAGCCCTTTCCGCACCTGCTCCGGCAGGTCTGCAATCTCCCCCTGTGTCAGATTCCGCGCGCGCGCGGGCGTGCTATCGGTGGTCACCTTACGGACGGGGGCGAGCCGCTTGGCTACTCGTTGCCCATACTCCGTCGTCGTCTCGACGGCCTGGTCGAGCGCGCCGTATACCGCTATCTCGACCCGGCGAAGATACGTCCGGGGAGTAGTGACCTGGATCGTCATCCGGATCGGGGGCATCAGTCCATCCTGCGAACAGCAGCTCTCGTCAGGACCCTGTATGTGTTCGGGGTGTTGACGTCGATGACAGTGAAGGCCTCTCCGTTGACCACGATCTTGTCCCCGCGCGCCAAGGCCACTGCTCTCGGGACGAACAGACGACCATCGTCGATGTGCTGGAAGGCGGCGAATTCGTCAGTCACCGAGAAGTCTGGCTGCACACGGAACCAGCCGATCACCGTAGCGTCCGGTTCTCCAGGGTAGGACTCGCCGTCATCGCTGTAGTCGTTCGATACGTCCGTCTTGTGAAAGATCTGGACGGTTGACCGCATCCCCCGCTCGGCGACCTCAGCCAGCGAATCGAGCTCAGCCTCGCTGAGAAGCGGCTCGGTCATGAACCACCGCGCATGGTCATGAAGCGGTAGCCTTCCAGGAGGAGCTGGGCCGAGACGGGCACGGCCGTCGCCTTCTCCACGCCACTCCTGGAACCTGCCCTTCGGATCTCGATTTCCTCCGCCTTCAGAGACTCAACGCCAGTCATGCCCTTGGCGACAAGCGCCTTCTCGCCAACCAGGGCGACCGCGGTCAACGCGGTAGCACGCACCACGTCGCGCGGAACGCGGTAGCTATACGAAGCCCTCACGTCAGCGGCGGCACTCTGTGAGGCGGTGAAGGTGACGATGCCGCTGTCACGGTTGATGGAGTAGGTACCGATCCCTGGAGCGACGCCGTCGACCGTGATCTCCGGGTCGATGTCGGGGTCCCAGTACCCGTTGGACGCCATGTACTGCGTGTTCTCCTCGTCCCCGGAGGCGGTGAGCGGGTAGAGCTCCTCGTCCTCGACAGGGTATGAGCGCCCATAGGTATAACTGGCACGCGCCACGGGGTCGATCAACCCGAACTGGGGCGTATTCGCCTGGCCCCACAGTCCGATCTTGGTGAGGCTGAGATTGATGACCTCGATGTATCCCTCCGCCTTCGAGACGAAGATGTCACCCGGCTGATTGAATTCGATGTAGAGGCTCTCCGTCGCCAGGATGCGGAAGTCGGTGACTTCCTTGATCGGCGTATGGAACAAATGGATCTTCGACCGCAGATTGTTCCTGCCCCAGGAGTGCTCCTCGTCGGTAATGGCGCCGCCCTTGAAGCTGTACGGCTGCGGCGTGATCGGGACGTTGCAAAAGGCATCGACCTCCGCACGAGCGTTCTCGAGGTGCTCGCGGAGCTCGACATCTGGGATCGACGAGAGGTCAACCCCGAGGCCCATCGCGCGGAACCGCTTGGGGTGGACGTACATCAGCCCCTCCAGGTGCGGGGAAGGGGAGCGGGGACCAGCCCCGTTCCCCTCCCTCCGTTCAATCGCCCGCCAGATCTAGCTCTGGTGGACGCGGACCTTGTTGTTGAAGACCGGAGCCTTCAGAGCCAGGCCCCACATGCCGAAGACGATGAACATGCGGGTGAGCTGGCCGCCCACGCCCGTCGGGATCTCGATGACCGTCGGTCCCGGCGAGCCGAGATACGGCAGCGAGAGGGTGGCCTCATCAACGAGATAGATGTCGCTGATGGTCTCGCCGTTCACGTCGCCCGAGCCGGTGTAGGTGCCGATGGACGGCCCCGGAACCGGGATCAGGGGCAGCGGCCCGAACGGAGAGTTGAAGGCCTGGGTGCGGATGCCGACCGCGATGTCGACCAGCTCGTTCATCCAGCGGACGTTCTGGTCCTGCTGACGATCGAGGAAGTGCTTGTTCTTCATCGACAGGAAGATGGCGGATGCGGAGCCTCCGTCATCGCCGATGAAGACGCTCGCCTCGTCGAGCTTGTCGATGAACTGGTCCGGGGTGGCCGCGAAGGGGTCCATGTTCACGACGCGCGTCCCGTCGGTGTCGGTGTTGAGAAGCTGACGCAGACCAGTGAATCCGTCGGGATCGTACTCGCCCGCCTCACTCGACTCGGTGCCGCCCGATTCGGTGTCGGTGTCGTTGCCCTGGAAGATGTCCTTCTGGACCTTCGCCGCGATGGCCGTCAGCGCCGACCGCATCTCGAGCTGCTCCGGGTTGAACCCCGAGCCGGACTGGAGGGCGGCGAACTGCTGCTTCAGCGTGACGCCACGCCGAGTGCCGACGATCGCGATGTTGGTCGTCTTCCGGACGTAGGTGCCCTTGTCGTCGATCACCGTTCCCAGCTCGGAGATGTGCTCCGCGCCGCCCGGCGACGTCTGCTGGGTGTAGGTGTGGACGAGGCCGTTCGCCGGTTCCTTCGTGATCCGGTCATAGGCCGGGAACTGCCGGACGAACAGCTCGTAAATGAAGGGCTCGAGGTCCTGGCGGACCAGCGCCGACCCGGAGGTCGTGTCGAGCGCCTTCGAGAGGAGAGGATCTCGCTCGACGGCGTCGATGAGCTGCTGCCCACCGCCCGCGAGCCAGATGTCCAGGGGAACCCCCGTGCTCTTCACACGGAGCTGCTTGCTGAACGCGTGGTAGACGTGCGGAGTCGAAAGTTTGCGGAGCTGCTGCTGCATCTCGAAGATGTCATCGCCGCTCAGCAACTTCCGCCCGCCATCGCCACCGGACCCCGGACCCTCCGTTGCCGGAATGGAGTGCGGGGTCGCGTTCAGCGCCTCGAGCTTGGTCTTGAAGTCGTCGACCAGCCCGAGGGCTTCGGCGATCTTAGGATCCATCGGAAGCTCCTGCTGTGTGCTTGTTGATGTAGGCAAGGACGTCATCGCTGTACGGGCCGCCCTTCAGGCGATCGGCGAACCCTACGGCCGCTCCTCGCACGATGGACTTCCGCCCCCACGGCAGCGCCATCACCTTGTCCACGAACTCCACGGCGGCTGCCACGTTGGCATTCGCCGCGTCGAGCTCGGCCCTGAGCGACACGATCTGCTCAGACTTTGCCGCGTTGTCGGCCTGGAGAGAATCGAGCGCCCCCTTGAAGCGATCGAAGACCTCTCCAAGAGAATCCAGCACGCCGGACTCGGCCAGTGCCTTGAACTCAGCGGCAGCCTTCTCAGCCGCGTCCTCCGTCCCCTTCTCCTCGGATTCAGGGGCGCTCGCAGGAGCTTCCTGGTCTCCGCTGGGGTTCTCACCCTCGCCCGCCGTGTCCGGCTCTTCCGGGGCAGGCTCCGAGTTCAGAATCTCGGCGGCAAGGTCCTTGGCCGTCCGGCCCTCGAACTCCGCCGCATCCGCGCCGTTCTCCAAAGCGACGTCGATCGCCTCCTGAACGGCCTCTTCCATGGCGTCGAGATCGGTTCGGTCCACGACCCCGGTCTCGACCTGGCTCTGATAGTAGGCGATGATCTGGTCGACCCCGTCGAACTTGGGGGTCTCCTCAGCCTCGGCCTCGACTGAGGCCTCGACAACCGGATCCGCCGCCGCTTCGACTGCGGCCTCGCCCTCGGCCTCCGTCTCTCCCTTGGCAGTGGCCTCGGTCTCGTGGTCTTCCACGCTCTCCTCCTTCGCCGCCGCGGCTATCTCCTTCAGGAGCGCAGCACGTCGGTAGTCACGGAACGTGTCCTCGTCGGCGCCATCGACCGCGCCCTTCAGGATCAGTCCCTTGGTGGCACCTTCCACCCAGCTCAACTGGTTGGCAGGTATGCCGACGATGCTCGCCTCGAGGAGATCGACATCGTTGATGATGAGTGGCGGCCACCACGACTCGGGATCCGCCTCGGGATCCTCGTCGTAGTCGGTAATCATCGCCCCGATCGAGACCCCTAGCGTGACGCCGTTCTCCACTGAGGAGTACGACTGGCCCGCGCGAGGGTTGCTATCGTCGACGAGGACTGTCAGCTCGAGCAGGAGGACGTCCGATCCGGTACTGGCCGCCTTGGCGAGGATATCCTTCGAGATGCCCGCGGCCTTGGCCGACGCCGCGTTGTAGCGCCTTGTCCGCGCCTTCTCGACCGTCCCGAAAACGTCCTCGGGGATGCGGTACGAGTGGTTGAGGAAGATCGTGAGGCCGGGAGCCTGCTT